TTCAATGATAGTGTATCACCTACTGTTGAGCCATTTGCCTTATACAATACAATGCGCACGTTGTCTACAAGGTTATTGAACATGTAAGTTGCGTTACCCGGTATGCTCAATGTTCCGTAGTCAGTTTCGTATGAAGGAATCCAAATAATGTTTTGCGCTGTTGGGTTGCCTGCTCCCCAAGTTGGTGCTAAATACCATGAATGCGTGCTGAACTTTCGGTCGCTCATTGCGTAGTTAAAGCTAACTTCAAGCACATACTTAATGTCATCAACACCAACTTCAGGATTTGGTTTGTAACCATCGAATACTTGATAGGCTGCATTGATTACGATGCGACCAATCATGGTTACTTCGCTGCCTTCATTTTCTGTTAGCACACCATCAACTAACCACCATTCAGTGATTGATGCGCTAAGCGAATACTTGCTCAAATCATCAATGGTATCATCCGTTCCAAAGTGATATTGCTGGTTGCGCAAGTCGTCAACAAGTGGCGCAATGTCGAAGTACATGTTATCATCCGGAGCAGGTGACAAATAGAACGTATACGTCTTAGCATCAACAGTTATATTTAAGCCATAGCGAAAACCTTGCTGCGCTACTTCTGTGCTCGATGCAATGAGCATAATCTTTTGACCACGCACCACCCAGTTGAAGGGTTCATCTACGATTGTTAATGCCATCTATCTTTTGTTTAAGAGTAATCTATTTTCTATGTCTTTAATGTAAGCATTCATTAGCTTATCCTTGTATTCGTCCCATGTATCGTCTATTGCTTCCTGATAATAGTTGATGCCTTGAATACCTTTTGCACCTATGCTTTTTGATATGGCAATAGCCGCACTTTTGATTGCGCTTTCAGTGGACTTAATAAATGCGCCCTGTTTGTTGCGAAGCTTTAGTGGTTTCATTCGAATCCATTTCATGATGTCTTCGTATGGTGGGCGTTTTGTTGGATCACCTGGATAAGGTTTGCGTCCGAATTCGATAACGTCCGCATACTTACCAGCATCGCCTTTGACAGTGAAGTCAATGGTTGGTTTGCCATAGCGAATTCGCAGCTTATAAGTTAATGAACGAAGCAAGTTACCTGAAGCAACACGATTCACAATCTTGCCACGCACTCGGCGTTTAATGCGCAGGTTAGATTGCGCACGTTCTATGACTGCGACTGCGTATTCGTTTAGTATGTTTTCAAATTCGTCAGACAATGCCTAATAGAGTTTTAATTTGTTCAAGTTCATTTGGTGTCGCATTAAGAACAGCTTTTAGTGCTGTTCCGATTTCTTGTGTAGGGTCTTCATAAACCATGTAAACCGAAATGACTTCATCTAATTCATTAAACTCCGTAACAGTCCATGAGTCGCGCCCATCGCCTTGTAATTTGTATTTATATTCTTTTCTCATGTGCGTTCAAAATAAAGTATAACAGCTAATTGAGCATTGGTTGGATTTGTTGCCCAAGTTGGAGTTGTCCATTTGATGATGAAAGTATTGCCAACTGCAAGATTCACAGAAAGTCCTGTTACACTATAAGCATTTGCAATGGGTATTGTACCGCCAAAAATTACCGCATTGCTTAATAGTGTGTCCGTAGTGTTATTTACACGGAAATTCACCGTGGATGCTTCATTGCTTGCGTTTGTTGCGGTGTTAGCTGCATAAATAATTGCGCTAACTAAGGTGCAATTGAATGGTATGATTGCATCGTATAGCGTAGCATTGGTTGAATTGGTTAATGCTTGCTCACTAAAAAAGTAAGTTGTACTATCCGCTGGATTAAAACCACCAATAGCCGTTCGGATAGTAAACATATCCTTCTTATTATTTAGCTGCGTTTGAATTGCACTTGTCACGCCGTCTAAATACCCAAACTCTGTATTGCTTACCGCACCACTTCCGATGTTTGCCGCGTCAATACCTATAGGCATATCACTCGATGCAAGAGATGCGCTAGCTGTAACTAATCCTTTGCTATCATAGATAATCTTAGTAGCCGTTGCGCCCGTTATAGGCGCATTACCTGTTAGCTTACCATTAAACGTGGCCCAATCTTCTTTACTTAATGCACCGCGATTGTCTACGCTTGCTGTTGGCAGATTAAATGTATGTGTGCTTCCTGCGCTGCTTATTCCAAAATCAGTGCCTGATGTACCTACTGCAAGGTTTTGAACTTGCGCTGTGATTCCATTGATTGCATTGATGCCTGTGCTAAGTGTAGTTATTACTTGACACAAATGCGAATTTTCAGTATGCAATACCAAAGTTCGGCCCGATGTAGTAACAAATACACGCAAAGCCAATCTATCGCTTAAAGTCATAACCGTTGCTGGTACTGCAAGGGCTGTGAAATAGGCATCTATTACTGTCCCTTGCGTTATGCCTTCAGGCGTTGCAACATCTGTGGCTAAAAGTGTGAATGTGCTGCCACTAACTTTATATAATTCAACATAGAACGAAGGTGAACCACCACCTGATGAAGCACTAAAATAAAGTTCAAGGTTGAAGTTACCACCCGGCACCAATAGCACATTTGGATCATTAAGGTCCGTAATGAATTGGGCTATTAATCCGTTGCCTTGTGCATTGGTTCGCGTGAAGTCAGTACCTGCACCAAATACAGCTGTCTTGCTCATTTGGTAGTAGGTGCTGCCACCTATTGTACCTTGATTTATTGAGCCGTTTAAGTAGTAGCTAACTGATGAACCACCTCCACCCGTTGTTGGGAAGTTGGCAAGTTGCCCATCGCCTCGCACGTATTGTGTCGCAAGCCCTGCTCCCGATATTGCAAGTGTGCCTGCCGTAGTAATTGGTGAACCTGTAACACTGAAAGCAGGGGGAACCGTAAGAGCAACCGAAGTAACCGAACCACCTGAAGCAGGTGTAACAGCTTCCCAATCGCCTGATGTGGTGTTGTAGCTTAGCACCTGCCCATTCGAAGGTGTGGGTGCGTTTACATCCGCAAGGTCATCAAGATTCGTTGGTATAAATGGTTTATTGAGAATCTCAGCCACTCCACTCACAGCGTTCCAATCACTATTTACTTGCGCTGCTGGTATAGTGGGCTTGTTTAAAATCTCAGCTACTCCGCTAACTGCATCCCAATCACTATTAACTTGCGCAGCGGGAATCGTTGGTTTGTTTAGGATTTGATAGTCACCGCTTGTTGCGTTCCAATCCACAGGAGTTTGACGCAAGCGATAACCAACAGCAACTAATGTCCAATAAGTCGGGTTAGTTGGGTTGATTGCATCATTATTGGCAATGCATCTGTAAACACTTCCGTTATACCATACCCTGTCACCTATTTGGTAAGGGTTGCCTAATGCAGTTATGTGATTTGCGTTGTATTCGGTACTCACATATTCACCACCACCTCCTCCTCCACCTGCTGCATCTATCGTAACGCTTCCATCTCCATTGTCTGTGATGGTTACGTTGGTACCTTCTACTAAGTCAAGGATGTTTTGAACTGCGTTATCTACGCCATTAGTGCGAAGTGTCAAGCCGTAACCCGTACCACTACCACCACTTGATGAACCGCCCACTGTCCACACAGCAGGTATATCACATGCGCTCCAATCCCACGGGACTTCGAGTGTCAAAGTGAAAGCAATCCCGGTTACTGTGTTTTTGTATTCTTCGATGAATGGTTCAAACGTTGGAATGTTGACCAGCTGCACATCGAAACCAAATAAGTCCAAACCATTGCGCACTTCAGCTATCAAATCTTGACCTAATCGGATGCAATCGCTGATTACTTCGCGCTGGTATTCTGCTTTGTATTCCTTATCGCGTGGGATGTCTGCGAACATGACTAAGAAACCGAACTGCATACCGCCCTGAATCGGTGTGATTGTATCAGGTGTTACGTGCATGAATGGATATTGATCGTCCTGCAGTTGGTCTGCAAGGTCAATCTGCCCATGTGTGAATCGCTTAATCAAAAAGTGACCAGCAGCAAAAGCTTCAAGTCGATTGATAAGTACGTTATAGCTGTAATTGTAGCTAGTCATTATCTATTGCGTTTTTTCATTTCCATTTTCTGCACATACACGTAGTCTGCTAAATACGTTAAGTGCGTAAACACTTCATAACACCTTCGCTCTGTCACTGCATCAAACTTCGTTATGTCCCGGTCGGCAAGTGATTCAATAATATGAAACCAACCGTACACACCTAATCCGTCAGGGGTTGCTGTTCCTTCATCTCCTTCACTATCTCCGTTATCTCCTTTGCCAAATAAACGAGGGAATCGTTGTATAGTTCGATTTCTAAACTCGAAAAAAAAAGCAGCGTATTTAACACATGGTCTAAAGTCAATTTGCCTATGGCATCTTCATACTTACGTTTGCCGTTACTATCGTAAGCTTCGATGTCGTAATACTTTCCGAACTTAGCTTTGATAGGGCGGTATAGGATGCACATCATTTTGTGAGCAGCTTCGCCCATGATTACACCATCTTTATAGATGTCACCGCAAACAGTGTCCATGTCCACGTATTCGCCAAAAGACATTGCACTCAAGTCAGGAATAAACCCTAATTCGTATGCACCAATGCGCACTGTGCGTTCAAAGTCACCACTGCTTAAGCGAATGGCTGCTTCAAACGTTTCAATGATTTCATCTATCACATGCACCTGAAGCAGGCGAATACTTTCGCTGCTCTTGCCAGTGATTACATGCACCTGCTCAATCTTATCGACTGCATTTTGATAGTCGATGTATTGGTTCAGTGTGATGCCTTTCGCGTTAGCTGCTATGCTAAAATTTAATTTCATGCTCTGTTGTATTGTAGTTTTTGCTTCCTTTTTGTTACAAGTCCGAATGCACGTTGATAACAACCTTATCTCCGTTCGCACCGGTTACTTCTTGTCGCTCTACGTAACCGCGTTTTTTACCTTTGGTTTTAAGTCTAAAAATGATGGCTGCTATTTCACCATCTTCGATAGCTTGCATTAGTTTGATTTCGGCACGATCAGTAGCGCGTTCATCTTCAATAACCAAATCTTCAGTTAGTTCAAACTCTTTGATGTACTTATCGGCAGTGTGCCAATCACATTTCAATCTACGTGCTATTTCGGAGATGTAACCACCCGAACCTTCGATTGCCTTTTTTATCTCGGACTTTTGGAAATTGTAAGCCATATTTATACTAATGTTAGTTGACGTTTTCTTTTCTCAATGTACAAGTTATTATGAAACATTGGTGCGCGATATATCTTGTTTATGAATTTTTGCGCTTCATCATGTGTTTCTTTTTGGTTATACATCTCATTAAGATATTTGAACAGGAAAGGTATTTGATTAATCAAAAGTCTACCTATTGATTCAGCTATCTCACCACCATACACCTTGAATTCTTTGCAACGTAAATTCAACTTATATATGTATTCAGGATCATATGTAGTGTATCTTCTTGGTTTGCGTGTTGTATAGCTGCGTTTGCCTTTTGATGCTAATGGTGTTTGCCATCCACCACCACCAGCTACCAAATTCATTACATACTCTAACTTCAAAAATGAATCATTTACATGCTCTTTTTCAGCGTTTAACATCTCCTTTCTTGTCGGATAGTCTTGCAATATCTCTTTTGTGAAGTTTTCCCAACCATGTTTTGCAACCTTGCGTTTAAGCAAAGTACCTGAACCTTTGTACCCATCGTTAATGTTATCGGTACTATGCACACCAATATAAATTGTGTTATCAATGTTGCAAGTAACCTTGTACAGATAGTTGTGTTTCTTTTCTTTCATATGCTTACTTCTGTTCATACTGCGCAATGCATACAGCTATGCGCTGCTGTGCATCCGGAAACTCACTTTGCACTTTTGCATCACTCATGCAGCGTGCCACGAAATCATTCTTTGATTCTTCTGTTGTTGGTGTTGGTAGGGGCATGTTATTATGGTTTATCGATTTTTCCTAATTGTCTGCGGAATTCTGTAATTAGATCACGTATGCACGATGCGCACCCGGAAGGGCGTTCATGCTTCTTTGTTATTTTGCTGTACCAATAGTAAAGCATTTGCAAGTCTTCGGATTCTATCCTGTTGGCTTTACTTACTTTTCCTATGAAAGTGTCCAGTGCAGCTATTTCTTCTTCCTTCATGTCCTGGGCAAACCATTTACGTGCTGGGCATGATGCAAAGCGGAATTTAGTCTTTACATCCATGAAGCAGCCGCACAATTTTATCTTCTCTTTGTAGTAAGTAACATCATTTTCTTCAGCATTGACGTTATTACCTACGATTGGTGTACCGCAAGTGCCAAATGTACCGTTGTAAAACTTACATTTTTTGCAAGTATTCAATCTCTCGCGTTGAATGTGCGATGGAACGTTGAAGTTTAACATATTCTCTTATTCTTTTTAATGCTCTATGTATTGATGTGCGCAGGTAGCTGTATGGAATACCTGTTTCTGCGCTCAATTCTTTGTAGTCAAAATCGGGTTTACTGTATAGACGCAAAAGGATTGCATCAAATTCATTCAAACGTCCTATTG